AGAATTCGTCGCCGTAATCGATGCCGAGGATGCCGTGAACGTCGCCGTCGCGCTACCGGTCGTTCCGGCAGGCGTCTGCGAGGTCGCAATGTTGTTCGCGCTCGCGGAGCCGAGTGGACCTACCGTTACTGTGACTGGACGCATTCCTTACTCCTTAAACGAAACGGGGCCAAAACTGGCCCCGTAGATTCCCGCGCCTTGTGGGCCATTTACGCGCCGTCGGGCACTTCAAGTCTCGCCGAAACCCTGTTCGCCCTTCATCACGTTGCGACCCGGAGCATCCTTGCCACTGCGCGCGGACGTGAACGGCTGCGCCTCGGAGCCCGCACGACCGCCGGACTTACGGGGTTTGCGACCCGCATGGTGCATGGCTTTCTCGCCGTGTACCTTACCGACCATCTTGCCGCCACGGGCACGCTTCGCGCGACCGCCCTTCTTCATGGCCTCTTTTTCCTCGGCCTCCGAATCTTCCTTCGTCGCGTTCGTACGCGCTTCCGGCTTCGTCTTCACGTCCTCGGCCGCATCGTCCGTACCGCCCGTGTTTCTGTGCTTACGACCTTTCATGTTGCATCACTCCTTACGAAGCCTGATAAATACCCTGTAAATACTCGAACGTCAGCGTCCCTACGCCGTTACCCTGGTTGTTCGACGTGATCAGCACCTGAACGTCCGTGTTGCCCACGTTGTCCCAGTTGCCAATCTGCGTCGCATTCGCGCCCGGCGTGATCGTGATCGGACCAAGCGATCCCGTCGATGTCACCGCATTCGCGGTCGTGAAGAACGTCGTGTTCGCCGTCGAACCCACCGTCACGTCCACATTCGCACCGCTCCACGCGGTCGTCACCATCAGCGTCGCACGCAATACTTGCGACTGTGCCGGAATCACAATGTTCGTCTGGTACACGCCGTTCGCCTGCCCAGTCGTCGCATTCTGCGTGATCGGCTGCGCCTGCGCCATCACCACATAGCCGACATTCGCCGTGCCAGTCGTCTCGCCAACCTGCGCAAGATTTCCCGACCCGTCGCTGTGCACCACATTGCCCGCGAGAATCGGGCCCGTGAACGTAGTACCCGGAAATACCGGATTCCCGTTCGTTTGCGTCAACTGGCCGCCATTCACGTCACTCATTAGTTCAACTCCTTGCTGGCGGGAATTTCATTGCCCGATGATGGAACAGTCATCTTAGGAAGTTGGGAACGCGCCGTACAGGCTTCTCCAGTTGAAATAGGAGAAACTCCACCTAGCGTACCCTTTACAAAGGAGGTTATCAGTGACAAAGTCCACCTGCATATCCGTCTCGAACGGGATGCGGTCCATGAAAGACAGACCCGCAATGTTCGTCAGGAGGAACCATGCGTAGTTGGACGTGAGGAAGTCCATGACCATGTAGCCTTCGGGGATGCCGCCGGCCGTGGAGAGGATTGCGTTGACGTCGTTGTCCGCGGTACCGGGGCGAAGCTCGGTCTTCGTGAGCCGGATTGCGACCGGCTCGAGCTGCGGCGGCACGATGAGCTTTCGGCCGCGAGCGAACATCTTGAGGCCAGCCTGGTCCCTGAAGTTCGTACGAACCGAGACCATCGCGTTCAGAAGCGTTGCCTCGTTCAGGTCGACCTGAGTCGTCGGCGTGTTCGCAATCGTGTTGCCGTCGATCGGGTGAGCGGTAGAGCACAGCGCAACGCCGTCGCCGCCGACGGCAGTCTGGTACGTGTTCGCCGTGTTCAGCACATTGGCGCCGTAGATTTCCTGCGTTTGCGCGAAAGCCTCGATCAGGCCGAGGTTGCTGGGATGAAACTGCGTCTTGTACAGGTTGTCATCGATCGCCTTACGGGTAATTGCGTACCCGAGCGAGATTTCGGTGTGCTCCTGGTTGTAGATGTAGCGTTCGCCGGCGCTGTTATCGAACTGCGTCTGACCGCCTTCGGTCTTGAGCTGCGCGAGTCCGAGGTAGCGCATTTCAGCGGTACGCTCGAGGGCCAGCTTCGAGTTGAACTTCGTGAAGACTTTATCCCACTGTCTGGGGATTTGTTCATATTTTCCTGTAATGCCACGGAGTCCCGGCAGGAGCAGGTCTTTAATTGCACTAAGATTGACGGCCATGTGTCATTACTCCTTAGAAGGGCGCCGTGAGGTTCTTGGTCTCGACGTTGTTGAACGCCACGATCGCGTAGTTGTACGCACCGCTCGCGGTCCCGTTGGCGCCAGGCGGCGTCGTCACCAGCGAAATGACCCGGAAGGGCAACGTGCTCGTGACTGCCGGCGTGACGCCGATGTCGATATAGGCTCCCGAGATGCCGTTCGCGGTCGTGCCAGTGCCGTAGGCGAACTGGACGTTCGAGCCGATGTTCGCGGCAACGACGCCCGTGGTCGTGGAGTTGCCCGTCTGCGCGATGAACTGCGCATTCGGATCCGTGACCACGTAGGCGACGATGGTGTTGGCGGTGCCGTCGGAGCCGGGCCAGTAGTTCGACCAGACGGTGCGTTTTTGAGCGACCGAGAGGTAGCGACAGCCGATGAACACCCCTGCGAGCGGTACGGTGCCCGGAAGCGCTGATGTCGTGATGCCGGCGACTGAGCCGTCAGAGAGACGCGCTACCGGATCACCGAAGAAGATATTGGCCGTCGTCGAGGTGATCGAATATTCGATCTGTTCGTAGGTCGGGGACGATCCCGTGCCCTGACGCTGCCAAAACCCGAACGGCGCATTCGTATTTGCCATGACGAAACTCCTGTCGGAGATCGTCATGCGCCACCGGGGGCACTAGACCTCGAATCCTATTCTCGCTACTCACGCACCGGGCGCAAGGGTTGATGGGCGTGATGATAAACACACCCGGAAGGGGATGTCAACACCCATATGAAAAAAAGGGCGCCCGAAGGCGCCCAAGTGCGGGGAGACCTTGAAAGCATGCTCAGTTGACCGTCAGCGTCACAGTACCTGGCGCGTAGAATGCCTTGGTGCCACAGTTCGACTGCGCGCCCTCGATGCCGGCAGCAGATGCGCTGATTGTGAACGCATACGAATTTCCGACGGTGAGGCCCGTGCTAATGACATCGGTCAGTGCCGTGATGCCACTCGCGACCTTCGCAACCGTCGCGCACGTCGCGCCTTGGTAGAGATTGTACGTCACGGCCACCGTCGAGGGGATCGTGGTGCCGTTCGCGTACGTCGTGACAGCACCCCAGGTGAGCGTTGCCGTCGGCGCCGACTGCGCCAAACTGGCGGTGGCGAACAGGGTCAGGAATAACAGGGCAAGTTTGTTCATTTCGGTATCTGCATGGGTTCGTAGGATTTCTTGATCGAGGCGAGCGGCGTACCCTTGTTGTCGCGATCGAACGTGCCGGGAGGGGCGCCGGCGAGCTGTGCTTCCTTGCCCTGCATCTGCGCTTTGGCAGCACGCTTGTCGCGCTCGACGGCTTCCTTGGTGATTTCGAGCGGGCGCTCCATCAGGATCTGGCCGTCGCGGATGATGGTGTTTCCGGCATAGTTCTCCGGCATCAGTTCCGGATGACGAGTGCGCGGGACCGGCTCCCAGCCTGCGCGGGCCATATTGACCTCGTAGGACGGATTCGGCTGGCCGAGGATCGTGTGATTCTTCCACTCGTATGACCAGCCATCGGGGATGATCGTCGGGTCGATGTAGAACTTGTCGACGCCATCGTCGAGACTGCCGCGGTGCTCGCGAAGTTCGGCGGCGCGGCGCGCGGCTCGAGTACGGGGATCTTCCTCACGAGTCGTCGGCGGCGGAGCCTTGGCAGGCGCGGTCGTGAGCGTTTGTTCTGTGGCCATAAACTAATCTCCAAAATTGGGGGGTAATCAGTGCGTGAGCTTCCCTTCTTTTTCCAGGGCGTACTTGTTGCGTGCGTATTCCTTGAGCGGGTCTTTCGATTCCGGGAACATGTTGAACGCCATTTCCTGTTCATCCTTGGTCAACGTCATGGTGTTCGGCTTCGAACCGTTACCATTGCCGGAACGCGAGACCGGGGCGGATGCGGGCGTTGACCGACGCGCGGGCTGCGCGGCGTCCTTCATCGGATCATCGTCCTGAGTGCGCGTGACGGCCGGATTCAGGTTGCGTTCGATGTACTGGAAGTACTCATCGGACTCAGGCTTGATGCCTTCATCGAGCGCATCCTCGTGGGCACGCAGCATCTTGCGGTTCAACTTCGGATCGCGCACGCATTCAGGGTGCTGACGGATCCAGGATGCCGAGCGCGGCGTCAACTGTGCGGCAAATGCCTCGACCGGGTCCGTGATGGGCCTGGCGGTCGGCTTCGGGGCCTTCTCCAGTTGCTGTTTGCCGTTCTCGAGCTGCAGGAGCTTCGCGGCATTTCCGGAGAGCTCCAGATTGATCTTCGCCGCAGCCGGAAAGTCCTGCGCGGCGAGCGCTTCGGCGTACTTCGACGTCAGCAAGTCGTTCGCCTGGGTGAATTTGTCGATCGCGGTCGTCAGGAGGTGGAGTTGGTTTTCCTGCGAGTCGGTTTTCGCCGCGAGTTCGGCCGCCGATGCGTCCGCAGCGCGCCGTTCGGCGTCCGCGGCACGCTGATCGGCCTGTGCGCGAGCGGATTTTTCATCTTCGAGCTGCTTTTTGAGCTTTTCGAGCCCTTCTTCGGGGCTGACGATGACTTTTGCGGGTGCCGCAGCGGGTTTTTGCACCGCATCATCGGTTTTTAGCTCGATTTCGGGCTCATTGGGCACATTTGGTGCCGTTTTGGACCCTTTTTGGTCCTTATCCTCGTCCGGGGCGTCGATATCGATCTGAATTTCGGTTTCAGTTGCACTCATAGATCACCATACCATCCCAGCGTGCGCAATTCGGGCACGAATTTGGTCGTCATAGACGAGCCGGCACTTGACGAAGTTCACCTCAAGCGCCCACGCATCCGATGGGCGCACGACTACCCAGTCGTGGAGTTTCACGGAGACGTTCTTGAACGTGCATCCGGGGCCGATCTTGACGACGAGGCCGGCTTTTGACTGGAATTCATCCTCGCGCAGATTCGATTCGGTGAGGATAATGCCGCCACGGGTCTTCGGGGGCCGCATGTAAGTCGCCACAAGGACCTCGTTGTGCGCGATTTCGAACCCGGAAATATCCCCCAACTCGTCCAGAATCACTTCACGCGGGTCTTTTTCGTGCTTCATCGCCACATTGGGCATCGTTATCTCTCCGAAATAGTGGTATTGATATCAGGAATGTAATCGGATATCACGCGCCGCAATGCCGCGATTTGCCCGGAATAATAAGCTGGCGGCGGCGATATTATCGTAGCGTTCACCTGGATCTCCAGCGTATCGCGCAACTTCTCGATTTCCTCGGAAATGCGCTTTTTAAGTTCGTGTTCGAACCGGGTATCGAGGCTCATCTCACCTTAGCCGTACGCGGCAATCTTCTCTAGGCGACCCTTCGCGCCACCCGCGCCATCCTTGATCGGATACGCCGGCTGCCTTCCAGATAGACGACCCCCATCCTTGCGAGCGGCCGGCATTGCGCCAGGCGGCGGTCCCATCGGAGGCGCGGCGCCCGGAGGCGGCATCGGCGGCGGCGCCTGATGCAAGCCAACGGGCCCGACGCCGGGAGGGGGAGAGAGTCCCGGCGGCGGCATCGCGGCCTTGGGCTGACTTGGCGCGATGATGATGTTGACATTCATGCCCTTCTTCGCGCGACCACCTCCCTTGCGGGCTAACCGGCCTCCCGCGGGGCGAGTATCGGCATAGGTTGCAGAGCCACCACTGGCTTTGTGCATTTTCTTGAGAGTTTCCGCCAAATGGGCGCGCTTTGCGAGCTTCGGATTATCCGAATTCGCCGCCTTGGCGAGTTTCTTCGCAGGGATTTTTTCACCCTGCGGAACGTGTAATTCCTTGTGCAATGCGCCCGGATGCTTGATGGCGCCTGCAATCCAGTTGCCGCCGCCCGAGGCGCGTCCCACGCGCCCACCCGAACACTTGCCGCACTTGCATCCCATGTCGTGGATCAGCTTGCGATCCTGCGCTTCGTCGGCGTGGACTTTGCCGCCGGATTTGCGTGATACGGCATCCGCCCAGTTCGGCAGCGCGAGGCCGCCCATGTCCCTGTGAGCGCGACCGCCGCGCTTCATGCCGTTGGGTGATTGTCCCAATTGAAGGAGCTGCTGAGGCGTCATCGGACCGCCGACGGCTTTGTGTGCCCGTCCACCGCGCTTCATGCCGCCGACGTGTTTTTCGCCGACGCGCTTCTCGTTGGCCTCCTTGACGTCGCGGTTGATCAGCGAATCGGCGGTGAGAGAACCTCCTGCCTTGCGCGGCCTGCGATCGGCGCGCATCGCGCCCTTGGCGCCGTCGACCTTACCGCCGCGGCGAAATGTCTGCCGCGATACGGGCCGCGGACCTGTCTGAACTTCGCCCAATTCGCCGAGCGGTTCGCGCCATCCGGAGGCGTCAATGGCGCCCGAATTCGGCTTTACCAGCCGCTCGGCTTTGGCTTTTGCCCGTGCGCGGGCGCGTTCTGACATTTCTGACATGGCCCGAATTTACCCCTAATGAGTTAGATTGGCAAGTTCACGAGATCAAATAGCCGCGCCAAGTAAAGGACTGCCCCAACCCGTCGCTGCGTATGTCGGACCCTGCCAAAACGGCTGGTACGGGATGGGAT